TTCGTGTAATTATGAGATTCTTAGCAGGTGTACAATACGGTATCGTTGAAGAAATCGTAGCTTACGGATTGTAAGATTAGTATTTAGATAATGTGAGGGTAGGTGGATAAAGTCTATCTACCCTTTTTTTAATAACAATAAAATAATAAATAAATGAATTGCGATATTAGTAGAGGACGTTTGGAAGAATGTGCTGAATCAGTTGGAGGTATCAATGCTGTTTACTTTGTGAACCACGATGCTTTAGGTGTACCTACTTATGATTCTACAGACACAGATGTTATAACAGAGTTTGGAAATGCACCTGACATAAGTGCTTATAAGTTTGATGTAAGAGGTGCTTCAACATACACAGAAACACCTACCAAGAGTAGAGAAAATGGAACTACATTCTTTGAACAAGTTTTAGAATTACAGTTACCTAAGTTAACTAAAGAAGACCACAAGACAGTAAAGTTATTAGCTTATGGCAGTCCACACATTTTAATCGAGGACAACAACGGAAACGTATTTGTAGCAGGTTTAGAATATGGTTTAGATATATCAGGTGGTTCAATAGTTACAGGTGGTGCTATGGGAGATATGAGTGGTTATACGCTATCTTTTACAGGTATGGAAAAAGTACCTGCTAACTTTTTAGAAGCAACAGGTTCTAATCCTTTATCCAACATTCAAACAGCAGGTTTTTCTGTGGTTCAAGGAACTTAATAGTTAAATACACTATAACTAAAGCACTATCTTAATTGGTAGTGCTTTTTTATTTAAAACAAATAACTACATTTTTGTTATATAAGTATGTTAATAATGTTACCTAATAATTCCGTACAAACTATCAGCTTTATGCCAAGATTTGAGGTAAAGACTGGTAACATTGAAGTTAAGGTTCGTAAGGATGGTTATGGGCAAGAAGAATTTGTTAGTGGCTTTGCAATTACACAAGATTATAGTTCAAGAGTAATATCTGATGGTGGTACTACTGAATCTTTAGGTTGTATAAATAGTGAGTCTTTTATTATTGGTTTTTCTAATGAAAGTTATTATTCTGAATTAGACGTTAGTTTTGATTTCTTAACAGAGGGAGATACTTATTATTTAGAAATGCATTATAACGACAACTTATGGTATAGAGACAAGATATATGTTACTTCACAAACTGATTTTAAAGTGAAGCATAAACAATCTTTAAACAACTACGACCAATATAACGAACTTGACGATAACACATACATTATAAGAAATTAATTATGTCTGATAAAGAAAAAATACAAAGTGGGTTTAGAGTTGTAAACTTATCATCTTACGAGATGCCTACAGTAAAAGAGGTTTACAACAAAGATTACATTTGCTTTGGGGAAGATAATGCTTACTTTGATAGATTAGTAGAATTATCTATGGTATCAGCTACTAACGCAAGATGTGTTAATGGTATATCTGATATGATTTATGGTAGAGGGTTAGAATCACTAAACTCAGATAAGTTTCCTAAAGACTACGTTAGATTTAAGAAGTTGCTTAAACCTAATGATATTAAGAATATAACAAAAGATTACTATACTTTAGCACAAGCAGCAGTACAGATAACATACAATAGGAGTAAGACAGAGATATTAAAAGTATCTCACTTTCCTATGGTAACACTTAGAGCAAGTAAAGCTGTTAAAGGTGTTATTAAGTCTTGGCATTACCACCCTGATTGGGAGAATAAAAAGCCAAATGATAAGACTAAGATTATACCAAGTTACGGTTGTGGTAATAAAGGTCAATTAAACGAACTTTATATTATTAAACCTTACAGTCCTAAATTCTATTACTATGCACCTGCGTTTTATAACGGTTGTTTACAGTATGCTGAATTAGAGGGAGAAGTATCAGAATATCATATCTCTAACATACAAAATGGTTTAGCACCAAGTTTGTTTTTACAGTTTAACAATGGAGTGCCTGATGAGTCTACACAAGTTAATATAGAGAATAAAGTTAACGATAAGTTTAGTGGTAGTTCTAATGCAGGTAAGGCTATGATAGCTTTTAATGATTCACAAGAAACTGCTGCAACTATTGAGGCTATACATTTACCTGATGCTCACGCACAATATCAATTCTTGTCTGATGAAGCAAGAGAAAAGATAATGTTAGGACACGGTATTGTATCTCCTATATTATTAGGTATTAAAGATAATACTGGATTTGGTAACAATGCAGAGGAATTAAGAACTGCATCAGTACTAATGGATAACGTTATTATTAGACCAAGACAAGATGAGTTGATTAGTGCTTTTAAAGAAATATTAGAGTTTAACAACATACACCAAGATTTGTATTTTACAACATTACAACCTATTGAGTTTACTCAGTTAGATAATATCTCTACTAAGATTAAGAGAGAAGAAGAAACAGGTGAGAAGTTGTCAAGCGATAAAGAAGTAAATGATTTCTCTGAGGAAGATGGCGATGATATGTTAGAGCAGTTAGAAGAACTTGGAGAGGTTTTAAGCGACGATTGGGAGTTAATCCATAGTGAAGTATACCAAGAGGGTAAAGATGTCCTTAAAATGGCTGAAATCAAGTATAAAGACACAAAGTCAAGTGAAGATAACGACATATACAAAGTAAGGTATAGTTATGCACCAGTAAGAAAAAGTCCTAACAGTAGAGACTTCTGTAAGAGAATGGAAGCACTTACTCAAAGGAAAGTAGTATTTAGAAAGGAAGATATTAATATTATGTCTTTTAGAGGTGTAAATAGAAAATTAGGACATAAAGGACTGAATTACAGTTTGTTAAAATACAAAGGCGGTAAAAATTGCCATCATTATTGGGAAGTACAAGTGTACAGAAAGAGTAATGGTAATAAG